CTTACAGATATAGAATAACTCCTAAAGATCAGAAAGGGCACAGGGAAATTAGCGTTTTGAATTATGACTTTAGAATAGGAGCTCTTTTCGTGGAAGAAACTTTCAAAGGGATCAGTGGTGTCCACAAAGACAATGTCTTATTTAATCCTAGAAAGAGAGAGATTTTCCATGATTTGATCAATGCTTCTGATAGTGATTGCATTTTTGACAACAATGATCAATCTAGGTGGGGACCAAATGCATTAATGGAGACATTTTCAGTGATGGTGGATTATATAATTGAAGACGACGATATAAAATCTGTAATGAAGTATGTGCTGTTCAATGTGTCAAAGAAAAGAGCAAAAATACCAGAAGATGTGTTGAAATTCAGGTCTACAGGTAGAAAGATGCCTTCTAACACAACTTTAGGTAAATTGTTAGCCACGATAGGAGACAAAGTGGAAATGGAATTTGAATATGGAATGTGTCAAGGAATATTACATGAAACTTCATCTGTTTATCACACAATTTGTAACACTGCTGCAATGAGGATAATTGAAAAGGCTAAATATGCCACTAATATTAAATGTCTGATCACCTCAGATGATTGCTTCCGTGTAATGAAACCTCTGACAAGTAATGTTCTCATTGAGTCTTCTATTAATTCAATTATGGGGTTAGCAAATATCATAAGAAATCCTGTGAAAAGTTGCATTTCATCACATGTTGCAGAGTTCAATAGTATATTCTATTATAATAAGAGGCTGGCAACACCAACTATAAAGAAAGCAGTGTCAGAGATTGATGCTGGCTCAGCAGTGGATCTAGTTATGGATTTGATTTCTGCAGCTTCATCAGGAGCAACATCAATGATGGAAGGATCATCTTGCTTGGTAGCAGATTGTGTTGCAGCAATGTCAGTCATGCTGGTGAAGGAGCAGTGGAATCTATGGGGAACATCTAGAACAAACAGTAGCTTAAAGGCAGGAGATCCAAAAATATGTTCTGTTGTGGCACTGGCATGTGGGCCCATAGGTGTT